CTCGACTGGAAAGAGGTCGCTCTGGACCTCAATCAATCACTGATTGAAACGCAAGAAAAACTTCAAAATGCCAATCAGCGTATTACTGATCTTGAAAACATGGTGGCAATCTATAAAGAAAAGGAAAACTCAAAATGATGGAATACCTTTATTTCGTGACAATCGTCGGAATCGGGCTCTGGTCTCTAGTAAATAAACTAGATGACCATGCTAAAAAGAAGCGACAAGAGCGCCAGCAAATAGCGAGCAATATCGCACGGATGAACCTGAGAAATTCAGACAAGCAATTTACTTATGATGTAGAGCCACCTGTGGGACTCGCAAAAGGTGTAGAAGAAGGAGTTTAAAATGGTAACAATCAACAAACTGGAAATTGAAAACGTCAAGCGCGTTAAAGCGGTCAAGCTAGAGCCGTCAGCGACTGGTTTGACAATCGTGGGCGGAAATAACAATCAAGGCAAGACAAGCGTACTGGACGCGATTGCTTGGGCGCTGGGAGGCAATAAGTATAAACCTAGTCAAGCACACCGAGAAGGTAGTACAATCCCTCCTAGTCTTAAAATCACGCTATCAAACGGCTTGATTGTTGAGCGAAGTGGTAAGAACAGCACTCTCAAGGTCATTGACCCAAGTGGCAACAAAGCTGGTCAAAATTTACTGGATAGCTTCGTGGAAGAACTGGCTATTAACTTACCAAAATTCATGGAGCAGACCAGCAAAGAAAAGGCTAAAACTCTGTTGCAGATTATCGGAGTTGGTCCGCAGTTGGCTGAACTGGAAATGCAAGAAAAAGCCAAGTATGACGAGCGCCACGCAATCGGTGTGATTGCTGACCAAAAGGAGAAGTTCGCAAAAGAACAACCTTACTATCCAGATGCACCGAAAGAACTAGTCTCTATCTCTGAACTGATCCAACAACAACAAGCTATCCTTGCCAAGAATGGCGAGAATGCTCGTAAGCGCCAGAATTTGGTATCTATCCAAAATCAACATGCTTCAGCAGCTGCAGAGGTTGAACGATTGGAGCAATTGCTGGCCGATGCCAAATCGAAAAAAGAACAGCTAGCTCAAGACTTGGCTATCGCGAATACCGACGCGATGGATCTTCTCGATGAATCGACTGAGGAGATTGAAAACAACATCGCAGAGATTGACGAAATCAATCGTAAAGTACGTGCTAATCTGGACAAAGATAAAGCAGAAGAAGATGCCAAGGGTTATCGCGAGCAATATCGTGAATTAGACCTTGTTATTGCTGACATCCGCAAGCAGAAGACAGACCTGCTTACTAACGCAGATTTACCGTTACCTGGCTTGTCTGTGGATGATGGCGAACTGCTCTACCTTGGTCAGCGCTGGGATAATATGTCTGGTAGTCAACAGCTACAAGTTGCGACTGCAATCGTGCGTAAGTTGAAGCCAGAATGTGGTTTTGTGCTGATTGATAAGCTGGAGCAAATGGATCAACTAACTCTACATGAATTCGGAGCATGGCTTGAAAAAGAAGGATTGCAAGCTATCGCGACAAGAGTTTCAACGGGCGGAGAGTGCTCAGTTATTATCGAAGACGGTTACAGCGTCGAACCCGAAACAATTCAAACACCGCAAGGGTGGCAAGGCGGATTCTAAAAAAAGAAAGAAGGAAATATCATGAAATACACAGACAAATTCGCAGTATTAAGAAATAAAAAAACAGGAACTTTTGTAAACAACTATAAAAGCAAAAAAGGAACGTTTGCTTATTCTGTTGAATATACAGATGATCTTAAACGCGCTGCAAAAAATGAACTCAAGGCAATCGAAGAGCAAAAAGAAGACTTTGAAAAATTAGCAAACGCGCTCGATTGTGAAATTTTAGTCGTCGAAGCAGAATACACACTAAAAACACTTGATGGCAAAGAGCCGGAAGAATTAACCGAAGATATTGAAGACGCGAAACGAAAATATATCAAAGGGCTTCTAAAAGGCTTGCTAAGCGACGAAGCGGAGGACTAAAAAATGCAGATTACAAGAGGAAAACGGGCGCGAGCTCAAAAGGTAGTTATCTACGGTCTTGAAGGAATCGGCAAGTCCACGTTTGCATCCGAATTTCCAAATGCTGTCTTCATCGATACAGAAGGTTCGACAGACAACATGGATGTGGCACGACTCGACAAGCCAACCAGCTGGACCATGCTCATCAATGAGATTGCTTTTATCAAAGCAAATCCGACTGAGTGTGGGACACTCGTCATTGATACAATCGATTGGGCAGAAGCTTTGGCAGTTAATTACATCTGTTCGCAACATGGCAAGCAAGGGATCGAAGATTTCGGTTGGGGCAAGGGGTACACTTATGTCCAAGAAGAAATGGGGCGTTTCTTGAATAGCTTGTCTGATTTGGTTGATATGGGTATCAACGTGGTATTGACTGCGCACGCTCAAATTAAGAAATTCGAACAACCAGACGAGATGGGTTCGTACGATCGATATGAATTAAAGCTCGGTCAAAAGACAGGGTCTAAGACCGCGCCACTTGTAAAAGAATGGGCAGATATGGTTCTATTTGCCAATTACAAGACCTTGGTCATGACGACTGATAACGGCAAGAAGAAGGCGCAAGGCGGTGAACGTGTGATGTATACCAATCATCGCCCAGCGTGGGATGCCAAGAACCGACATGGATTACCTGACGAAATGCCATTTCATTACGCTGGAATCGCTCATATCTTTTCGAGTCAACAAACGCAACCTATTCCACAAAAACCTCCAGTAGCTCCAGTACCTCAGCAGACTGTCCAGCAAGCCCCTGAGCAAGTTCAAGAAGAACTACCTCTCGATATGTCGCAGGTAGCTGAAAAACCTCAAAATGAAGCTCCTAGTCCTAGCGAGCCACAGACACCACCTGAGCAATATCATGTAAGTTTGCCAAAGAGTTTGACAGACCTCATGACGCAAGGAAACGTGACAGAAGAAGAGCTTCAAAAAGTCGCTTATATTCGCGGGCATTTTCCACTAGGAACTCCGATTGAAAACTTCCCTCCTGATTACTGGGATATGATTGTGGCGCACTGGCAAGCAACTATGGAAGTTATTCAAAATCAAGTACGAGCAGACCCTGAACTGCCCTTCACGATGTAGATTCTGGGAATTAGAAATCATAGCAAAATATAATAAGGAGTATCTATGAAAGATAAAACTATTAAAATTGATTTGTCAAAAATCGCAAATACAGCCCTACAAGAAAAGGTTGACAAAGAACTTGAAAAAGTCCTTGAGAATATTCTGGATCTCAATACAGAAGCCAAAGCAACCCGTAAGGTTACTATCACACTAACGATGTCAACAGACGATGAACGTACGGTCGTTAAGACAGGCATGGAAGTCAAATCTACTTTAGCACCGCAGAAAGGTGTTGCAACAACTGTCATTGTCGGTCGCGACGACACTGGTAAAATTCACGCAAACGAACTCAAGAGTGGCATCCCTGGTCAGACTTACTTTGATGACAATGGAGACATGAGAACTGACACTGGCGAACTCATCGAAAAAGTCGAACAACAAAATACAAATATTATTGATTACAACAAAAAGAAAGCAGGTAACTAACCATGACAGAAAATATTAAAGATGCATTATCATACGCAGTTGAACTAGCAGGTAAAGAAAAGAAAATCATTCGTTCAGAGACAGGGAAGGAATATTTTGACAACAATAAATATAGCTTACAGGAACTTAACCCTCGTAAGTATGCACCTATCCTTGAGCTTCAGACGCTCAAAAGTCTAGTTGACTATCTCAAATCAGATAACGATTTCATCAGTGATCGTAAACTTGTAGTTGTAGTGGACAGTTTCCAAAAAGTATCTGTATATGATCAAGTTGATTTTGAAAATGGTAAACGTCCTCAGCTCGTATCTGTAAAAGCAACCGTTCCAGTTATTCCTTTTAGCAATTGGCGCGACCAGGAAGAATTCAATATTATGCTGCAGTCTATGTTTATCAATGATGCAGACCGTAATTTGGTTTTGGATTTTGCTAGCCATCTGAAAATCGAAAAGGGTGCAGAAGTGCAGGATAATGGCATCAGTCAGATGGCAACAGTTCGAGATGGTGTAGCAAGTCTAGCACAGGCTAAGACTCCAAATCCAGTAACCTTGCGACCATATCGTACTTTCAACGAAGTGGAACAACCAGCAAGTCAATTCGTCTTCCGCATCAACAAATTGGCAAATCTTGCGCTCTTTGAAGCAGATGGTGGTAAATGGAAATTAGAAGCCGTCGAAAGCATCGCAAATTATTTAAAAAATGAACTTGCTAGCAACAAAAAAATTACTATTTTAGCTTAAAGGAGAAATCAATATGACACAACAACAATACAACAACTTTGATCACGAAATTGGTTGGGAAGACACGATTGAAAAGGACTCGGATTTCGTCCTACTGCCTGACGGATTGTACTATTTTACAGTCGTTGGCATGGAACGTACACGACACACGCCAAATTCGCAAAATCCAGGTAAACTACCAGCATGTAATAAGGCTATCGTCAGCATCAAGATTGTAGCTAACGAAGGCGAGACCGAACTGCGCCACAACCTATTCTTACACAGCTCAACTGAAGGAATGTTATCTGCTTTCTTTGCTGCAATCGGCCAAAAGAAAAAGGGCGAACCGCTTCGCATGAACTGGAATACCATCATCGGTGCAACTGGAGTATGTAAAGTCGGAACCCGACAATACAATAATAACAATTACAACGAAGTCAAATCCATGCTCTACCCTGAAGACGTGGATTATACAAAAGTGTTGAACCAACAACCAGGACAAGTTACACAAGCAAGCTACCAACAACCAAAACCGCAGAACTTTGGACAACAACCACAAGGACAAGCTGGATACCAAGCTGGGCAATTCTAGGAGGTAAGGGATGCAATTAAGACCTTATCAACAGGAAGCACGGGAAGCTGTTCAAGCTGAATGGGCTAAAGGTCGCAAGCGCACGCTCTTAGTATTGCCTACAGGATGTGGGAAGACAATCGTCTTTTCTAAAATCATTGAAGACCAAGTGAAAGAGGGCAAGCGTGTGCTTGTCCTTGCTCATAGGTCAGAGCTTTTAGAGCAGGCTAGCGATAAGATCAAGACTGCGACAGGTCTCGGCACGGCTTTAGAGAAAGCAGAGAATACCTCTATCGGCTCCTGGTATCGAGTAGTCGTCGGCTCTGTCCAAACCATGCAGAGAGAGAAACGGCTTAGTCAATTTCCTCCTGACTGGTTCGATACAATTGTAGTCGACGAAGCCCATCACGCCATTTCAGATGGTTATCAGCGCGTCCTTGGCTACTTCGAGCAGTCTGACGTCCTCGGGGTAACAGCAACCCCTGACCGTGGAGATATGAAGAATCTCGGTTCTTACTTCGACAGCTTAGCTTATGAATACTCGCTAGTACAGGCCATTAAAGAAGGTTACTTATCCAAAATTAAAGCCTTGACGATACCGCTCAGCTTGGATTTATCAAATGTCAGCATGTCAGCGGGTGATTTTAAAGCGAGCGATGTCGGAACGGCACTGGATCCATACCTGGAGCAGATAGCAGACGAAATGGTCAAGCAATGTGTTGACCGTAAGACAGTCGTATTCTTACCACTAGTGAAGACCTCACAGAAATTTAGAGATATTCTAAACGCAAAAGGTTTTCGCGCAGCTGAGGTAAATGGAGAGTCCAAGGACCGTGCCGAAGTCTTAGAAGACTTCGAGAATGACCGCTACAACGTTCTTTGTAACTCTATGCTCTTGACTGAAGGCTGGGATTGCCCATCAGTAGATTGTGTAGTTGTGCTAAGGCCTACCAAAGTGCGAGCGCTCTATTCTCAAATGGTGGGGCGTGGGACTCGCTTGCATCCAGGGAAGGAAGAATTGCTCTTGCTAGACTTCCTCTGGCACACTGAACGCCACGAACTATGCCGGCCAGCTCACTTAATCTGTGAGACTCCAGAAGTTGCTCAGAAAATGGTTGAGAACATGGAAGAGCAAACTGGTGTCATGCTTGACCTCGAAGATATGGAAGTTAAGGCAACGGAGGACGTCGTCGCACAGCGTGAGGAGGCTTTGGCAAAACAACTGGAAGAAATGCGCAAGCGTAAACGCAAACTTGTGGATCCATTGCAATTTGAAATGTCTATCCATGCTGAAGATTTGTCAAACTATGTGCCTAACTTCGGATGGGAAATGGCGCCTGCTAGTGATAAACAAATCAAAGCGCTTGAAAAATACGGTATCCTTCCTGATGAAATCGCAAACGCTGGAAAAGCTGCATTATACTTAGACAGATTGCACAAACGACAATCCGAAGGCTTGACTACGCCGAAGCAAATTCGCTTCCTGGAAGGGCGTGGTTTCAAAAATGTTGGGATGTGGCAATTTGATCATGCCAAAAATATGATTGATCGCATTGCAGCAAACGGATGGCGGTTGCCAGCAGGCGTGAGACCTGATGAATATGTACCGAATTAAAGAAGGAGAAAACAGTGGCAGAGAATGATTTTAATTTGTTGCCGTTGCTGGATTACATCAATCCTGCCACGGTAGACTACCAGACATGGATAAATGTAGGCATGGCCTTAAAACATGAGGGGTATACAGCATCTGACTGGGATAATTGGTCGCAAAACGATAGCCGATACAAGAAATTCGAGTGTTTCAAGAAATGGGATACTTTCAACGAAGAAGCTGAAACTATCGTGACAGGTGCGACTATTACCCAACTTGCAAAAGAAAACGGTTGGGTGTCGCAGTCTAGCTATGATAGCGAGAATGCGCATGAGTTAGGATGGACCGATACAATAGACCGTGATTATCGTGTCATTGATAAAGACTGGATTGAAGGTAAGGAGATTCATGAGCCGACTATTTGGAATCCAGTACAAGAAATCATCAAATACCTTGAAACACTTTTTGAAGCTGGCGAAAATGTCGGTTATGTGACCAAGTGCTACCCCAAGACTGACGACGAGACTGGCAAGATTGTCAAATGGTTGCCAACAAAGGGAGCTTACGACCGTACAGCTGGTGAATTGATTCAACTCTTACAAGAATGTAA